CAAGCTTGCGAGCAGGTTCATTGCCTGCATCTTTTGCCTTATTGTAATCAGCCCATTGTGTTTTGTTAAACAAATCATCTTTTGGATTGATACCTGCATCAGATGGGGAGCGACCTGCATAAACAGTTGTTCCATCTAATTGTGAAGGAAATACGATTTCCTTATAAGAAACAAAGTTATTGGTTGGTTTCTTCAAATCAGGAACAAATCGAAGGGTGTATTTTGCACCTTTCTTGAAGGACAAAATTCGCGGATCAATTGCGAATCCCTTGTTTTCATCTTTAATTTTTTGTTCTTTGATTTCGTTTACTTGGTTCAATAGACTGTCTAAGTCTGGTACGTTTGTGTTACTCATATATGTTTTTATTTCTTTTTTTTTTATCTTGTTTTGTTTGTATTAAGACTTCTCGTTGTGATTGGTCTTATTACTATTTACTCTAAAATATAGCAGAAGCCTATCAATACTTCAACTTTTTTTGCACAAAAGTTGTAATTTTTTTAATTCCTTCTTTTAAAATTCGTTTAGCTTCTGTGCTACTTGCCAACTGTTGTTCCATCGATGAAAGATCAATTTCACCAAAATATAATTCAAATTCATCTTTGGGTAAATCGAATAATAAATCACGAAATTTTGGTATATCGAAAACACAATACCACGAAATGGAATGTTCTTTCAGATGTTTCAGACAATCATTTTGGGCAACACTTCGGAACGATGTATAACTCGAAACTGAGATATTCTTTTCTATACAAAAATTGGCAATAAATTTTAGAGAATTTTTAATATAATCCAATTGATTGTCAGGATTGGTTTGTTGTAGAAACTTGTAATAGTTAATACATGTTGATAACCCTTTGTTACCTGCATAGAAATCCAATCCATAATATTTTTTGTCATCTGAATAAAGTTTGTACGGTGCATCAAAAAAATCAGCATTTAATAGATGGGGAAATTTAATAAAAAACTTCTCTAATTTTATCAACTGATTTTTTTTATCGTCCTTTAGATCATCAAATTTCTTTTTTGGTCGAAAGGGATTACCATTATTTATTCTAAATGCCCGCAAATAATAATTATAAATGCGTTTTTGGGGGTCTGTGATCATTAAAATTGCTTGCCGCCTGCGATTTTTCGTGCTTCGTGAAAATTAATATATTCTATCGCATTATTGAGAATGTTAGTGCTGTCTTTTGCTAATCCCAACATCATATTGCATTGCGCACAGAGTAGTGCCCGCACTTGCCCTGATATATGACAATGATCAACATGCAATTCTTTGCCTTTAATATTTTTTATCGTTTTACATATAGAACATTTACCTTCTTGTGCGATAAACATGGCATTGAAATCCGATAACGATATTCCGTATTTTTTTCGAAGCCAATTATTATAGCATCTTTGCCTATTTTTCTCTTTACGTTCTGGTGTCCAATTTCTTCGTTGTTCATTATATTTGTTTCTTGCTGCTAGTTTTTGTTCAAGTGTCAATTTAGCGGCATAAACTTTTTGTCTTTTTGTCCAGCACGGCATACATATAAACCTTTTGTATTTTTGCTGAGATTCACTCCAATTCATATTCGTTAATTCTTCTCCGCATTTCATGCAATTGGTGTACTCCGTTTTTGGTCTTTTATACCTAAATTTTTTGTCAGAACTTTTTCCCATTTTCTTTTCTTCGTTCTTCAATAGAATGATCCTTTCTTAATTGGTTGTATGCCATTTTTTCATCAAATGCCCCTTGCAAATCATAACCATGTGCATGGGAATAATCCATAATTCGGATTATTGCATCAGCCAATTCGACTTCTGCCATTTTACGATGAGGCAATTTATCATCCATCAAATCCTTACGTTCCCCTTCCATTGCTTCCGCAACTTCTGAAACAATCAACATAAGAAGTTCCCCTTTATTTCTTTTCAAAGGTTCACCTGTATCAATATTTTGCCACCATTTTTCATTAGCTTTATGGCATAAAGCCGCGTATTCATTTAGATTCATAATTTATTTTAAGTTCTTTGAGAAAATATTCGACATTTTCGAGTATATCTGGCTGTAATAACACTAACCCTTTAGTGCGATATGCGCAACCTCTTTTTTGCAGAAGATTCACAATACTATCAATAGATTTTTGTAATGGATATTTCTGTTTCAGAACAAAACTCGTAATATCACCAACATATAAAGTTGGTTCGTTGGTGATATGCCGCATAAATTCGGTGAATTTTGTTAGATAGTCCAAATATAACATGGTATAATTCCATGTTTCGTTTTCTTCGCTGATATGCAATTGCCACATGAAATGTGTTTGTAATTCTGTGAAATGATCGTAGTTACCTTCAAATGATGCAACAAATGAGCCATGATCTGTTTCCAATTTGTCGAATAGAAACATATAATGGACTAACCATTTATTGAATTCAAAATCAGGGAATTTTATATTCATTTTATTTTCTTTGATTTATTTAAGACCGGATAACGATGGGCCAAATAAGCGACTAATTCGTACCATGAAACATCAGTCATTTCAAGTAATACTCTTTTTAAATCTTTGTTCTTTTGAATTATGAGAAAAAAAGTTACACAAGAAATTGGTTTGTTTGACAATATGGTTAACAAACTTCCGAATTGATTGATAGTTTCAGTTAGTTCGTCTTGATTTATGATGGTGATACTGTCCGGGTTATCTAATTGCATCAAACTATTTAGGATCAGCTATATAAATCGGCAAGTCCTAAAGAATCAACAACATTTTGTTCAGGATTATCGTCTGTATTCACATTTTCGTTTTCTTCATCATACAGACGAAGTGTATCATAATCAATTCTTAATGCACCGCCAATACCTTTGGAACCATCGCGAGCCTTATCACCACAATAACGAAGAATATTCGATTCACGATCTTGATCAGTTTGTGCAAGAGTTATAAATCCATCGTAATCACCCAAACTATCCCATGATCCTGAAATATTATCCAATCCCGGTTTCTGTGCTTTGTGACTTCCTCTATTCAACTGAGCAACAACCATTGCGGGAGAATTAAACAAATATGTCATTCCTCGCACTTCTTGTGTGATAAATTGTAATTCTGTATGTTTTGACGGCTGTTTGATACTTGGCACCATCAATGCAGGATAATCAAACAACTGTAAATGCGGAACAAATCCCTTTCTTCTTTCCAATGTTTTTGTAAATGCATATAAATGCTTTGCACTGACCGATTTTGTTGGATATTCTTTGATTATTAATCTAGCTTGATATCGTGATTTGAAATCGTTGATATATTCTTCGTAATTCTTAATATTATCGGGAAGTGTTGCAAGGGCAATACCGGTTAATATAGATGAAATTCGTTTAGCATATCGCATTTCCGACATTTCTAATGTATGAATAATGACATTCATATCTTGAAGAAGAACATTGACGGCAACATTGGCAAGAACAATACTTTTACCCACATTGGTTTCTCCCCCAACACAATATAATGCTCTGCCTTCTTTCATCATTCCGCCACCCAAAGAATTATCCATTCCTAAATAACCTGTAGATATGAATTTATCTTTTTGCAGCAAATATTCAACAACTCTTGCAGTATCACCGAAATAATCCAATCCCAAATTATCAATCAATGAGATTGTGTGGATTTTTTCTAATTCTTTTTGAATCTCTTCGGAATCGATTTCTTTGGTTTCGGATTGCATTTCAACTGCTTTCTCAACCAAAAGATGATACTTTCTTTGTTTAAGAAAGTATTCGGTATTTTTGATCAATTCCATTTCATTATAATTGCTATCTAATCCACGTATGGATTCAACAGCAGCAACAAAGTGTTGTTTAAGTTTGGCTGTAACAAGATGTGCTTTGATTTCCGTCAAAGATGGAATCGAATCTCGTTCCAAATAAAATTGTTTGATAATATCAATTATTTCCCCAATGTCTTTATTACGGAATAAATCTTTATCGATATGTTCAACAACAGATGCTAGAAATGCTGTATCTTTTTTAAGGATATTTTGGAAAATGATTTTCTCGAAAAAGTCTAAGTCAATTTTTGCCATTATGTTGTTTGAATTCCAGATTTATTAAGTTAAATTCCCACGGTTTACCGATGACATATTTAGCCTGAAACCATGTTCTAAAGTGTTCAGGAGTTATATGGTCCGAAGGATCGGATGCATCAGGAGTATATGATGCATTCTTTCTAAAGATATCATATAGTTCACCTACTGTCAACCTTACATACTTATTTGTCTGTTCATTCTTACGTTCAACAGCTAACATCTTTTCATCAATATTAATATACCGTGTTATGGGTTTATTGATATTGAATCCAGATATTGTTAGGATTGCTTCAATCATGTTTAAAACTATCAGCAGGCATAACATAACTCTTTGTGTCTGCCATAAATTGAAAATAATTTCTTGGATTGTTGGTATGAATATCAATACTAACTACCATCGTTTCGTTGATAACTCCTAAGTTTGAAAGAAAAACAGTATGGGGATTTATTCCAAATATGCTCATATATCCCATTCCCGAAGAACTTTCGAATGGAGCAGTCCAAATCAAATTGTCCTTATATAAATCTAATACATCTGCATTAAACAAATGCGGATTTTTATATCGGAAAAATGCTGTATTTGTTTTTTGATTCAATTGTAAGATATAATCATTGAATTGAATATTGGGCGTATCTTTATCAAATAACCAAGATTTCGAAAGAAACAAAGATAATATTATATCGGTAGTTGCTGTTTTTTGTGTCATAAATTATAAGCTAACGGATTTCTCGACCAAATCAGTGAATTCTTTGTTATTAAGCAATGCTTGCATAACGGTTTCATCTTCTTCTAAATCGGCGCGTCTTTTTGCTTTGTCTTCTGGTTTGGCATCTTTCATTTTATACCATCCTTGTTTTTCCGAAGTGATAAATCCGAAATCTATTGCAAAATCGAATACACCTGAATATTTTTCAATACCTTCACCAAACTTTACAACAATTGGAAATTTGGCATTTTCTTTCACATAACGAGATAAACCTGCTCTAAGTGTGAATTGAAATCCTTTTAAAACATCTTCTCCTTCTTCTTTTTCTTTTTCTTGTGCTTTTGTGATGAATAAAAGAGTGTGTGCGGCATATTGTGTTTTGCGACCACCGGATGGAACTTCCTTTGAAAATTTTTCAATGGTTTGATAAGAATGGTTCACAACAACAATAGGTATTTGTTTAATGGCTGATTCACCAGTAATAATTCGGAAAAGGGAATTCAATGCTTTTGCTCTTGTCATGTCGGAAACATCATGTTCTGCTATTGCATCTTGCACTTCTTTATTGGAACGAAGCATACCAATAGAATCGATACAAATTAATACATCATCACCTTCATTGATGTCATTGAGAAGATTGGCAATATCGGATTTCAATTCTTCAACAGATTTAATTGGACGGTGATCAACTCTTGTGGTATCTATTCCCGACTTAGCATAATAATCAGCAGTGGAACCAAGTTCACTATC